AAATAAGAAGGATCAATTACACCAGCAGCATTAGTCTGGTAAGTAGTAATACATCTTTCAACATATACTTTACCAACATTTGTTGTATAAGTAGCAATGCCATCATATAAAAGAGTATTTCTTTCAGCACGAGTAAAACGATCAGAAATAGGAGGAGGTAAAATACCTTTCAGTTCTATTCCATGTAAAGGTCTTGCTGGATCTTGATTAAGATAATGTGCTGCTTTTGCTGTTAATGCTCCAGCCCATTCACATGTATCTTGAGGGGCATTATAATATCCCATAATAGTCACATATGGACTATTTCTACTATTTCCTTTTGTAGTAAGATTAGCAGCAGTAGCTTTATATGCAGTAAAACAATGTCCTTGTTGATCTATCATAGGACCAAATCTATCATCTAATTCATCTTCCACAGAAGAAAGATCTGCTGCTTCACTATAAGGCATTCCAATATAATGAAATTGTTCATCATCTATAAGAGACCATACAGGATCTATATCAGGCTCACCAGAACCACCAGCAAAATTAGTAATTGTTATAGAATCACCAGACATTGCAGCAGGTAATGATTGGTGATCATAATAATTTACTCGTACATCTAAATAGTTTCCTATAGTACCACTATATTTTGCTATTAAAACCATAGTATTACTTATAGCAGATCCACCATTACTTGCCGATACTGGTAAAGTAGATAATGCATTAATCTTAGTAACAGCATATGAATTTATATCTTGTATTGACCAAGTAGAAGTTAAAGCCAAATCCATAGCAACACCATTAATCATCATATACACAGTACCAGCACCTCCACAAGATCCACCATTAGCAGATACTGCTGTACTAAATTGAACACAAGCAGATGCTTTTGCTCCTGCTCCAGTACTAATACTTACAGCACAAGCCCATAATTCGGTGTTTGGATTATTCTTTTTAAAAATATTAATCATCCTAGCTAATGGAGATCCTAATCCAAAATAACCATCAGCTAATCCATCTCTAGTAATAGCAATTAATTCTTCATGTGTTCTAGTACCAGCAGAAAGCATTTGACCAATAAGTAAAGCTTTATGAGGATTAGCATACAATCCCTTTAAAGCTCTACTATTATCAATTTCAACATATGCTCCTGGAGTACGCTGATCATCACTAATATTATTAAAGGATATTGGCATTCTTTACCTCTCTTTCAGTTTACTAAATTCTTGCTTTTCGCATTCTTGCATGTAGACTTATATGATACGATCTACTACATACTAATAAATTACAATTTTTATTATCAGTAGGATCACCATTAATATGATGTACTATCTCTTCTGGTTTTAATACTCTTCCCAATACTTTTTCAACAATTAATCTATGTTCTAAATATGGTCTAGTTCCTACTATAGAGTGATCATGTACTAAAATCAATTTTCTACCATCTCTATTAAAATGAATGCCATTTTTCCAATTAGAAGCCGCTTCTCTTCTTTTTCCATAATTATAATTTCTCTTTCCTAATTTAGCTTCTCTTAATTTCTGCTTATGTTCTTCAGTAAATTTTCTTCCTTTATTCTTTAAAGAAATCTTTTTCTTTACTTCTTCACTACGAGGTATTCCATACAAAGGATTATCTTCTCCTTTAACTCCTTTATTCCAAGCAGTTTGTCCTATATGAGAGTCAGACAATTTCTTTCTATGCTCCTTAGAGAGTTTTTTGCCTTGCCAATATCCTGCCATCTACAATTTCCTCCCATTAATTATAATCTTTTTACTTTCTTCGTTTCTTTGGTTTCCTGGAACATCCCATTATTTTTCTCCTTTTCTTTTATAGGAGGCTTATCATCAAAAACTAAAACATCACCACATCTTACTCTTCTCATCCAATATTTATCAAAAGCAACCCATCCTCCTTCTTTTCCCAATATATCCATAGAAGGGGGCATTCTTACTATTAAATTTTCACCATTAGGTACTACATATTTCATTTTTGCCATAACAATATCCTTATAAATTAAAGAATTAAACCATCCACATCAAAACCATCTGAAAATCCATTAGTAAATCCACCAGCGTCCAATATAACAGTAAGATCAATATGAGTAGTCATATCAGGAGTAAAACCTTGTACTGGCAATCCCCCTGTATATGGCAAATTTTCACTTGGTGGTATCTCATATTCTGTACGTATAGTATCTAAATTAGGTAATTGATCTGCTTTCACATCAATACCATCTTCATCAGTAATTTTAAATTTAGCATAAAATTCATACTGATACCATAACCATCCTCTATTCATCCGTATTATACGAGCACCAGCATAAGTAACTCTATCATAAGCATCAGTTATCAACCATCCAAGAATTGCTTTAAATAACTTACCTCTTATTGAATTTAATCTATCAAAAGCTATTAATCCAATTTTATCCTTTTGAGTAGAATCATTACGAAGTGCTACTGTTACGGCAAATCTTTCAGTAATAATTTGATCTATCCCATAATCAACTTTGTTATCTGAAGCATTTTCACCAATAAGTAAAACAAAAGCTTGCTCAAATAACAATGTCTGCTCTTCTATAGCTACATTAAGTTCTGCAACTCCGGCAATTCTATTTTCAAAATCTGAAATATTTGCATCTCGTAATTTAGACACAATAGGAGATAATTGCATTATGATATACTCTCAAATGGTTGACCAATATATTCCACAGTTATATTTCCAATTCTACTTCTTATATCATCAATATATTCTGTGACTATTGGAGCAAGCCAAGGTCTAGGTTCTATTATATACCCCATACTTGCAAGTCCAGTAGTACCAAACTCCATAAACAATCCATGAGGAGCTTCTCCAGCAAGAGAACCAATCATCATTTGCATTTCACCAACGTCATAAAAAATAGATCGTACTAAATGTCCAAAATCTATTGCTGGTGGTTGATAAGGCAATGATGGATGATGTCTATTGCCCTCTCCCCTATAATAAGACCAAGGAGCACGTTCTGTATCCCTAAAAGATTGCATAATAGCATTTCTCATTTCATTACCACTATAAGTAAGTTCTTTATTTACCCAAGTGACGACAGATTTAGAATTTTTAAGTAAAGATTTACTTACTTTATCTAAATCTTTATTCAGTTTTGCAATCTCTTCAGGATTCATCCACATTACACATTTGCTCCTGTTCCCACTTCCTCTATAAATTCAGCATCAATTAAATAATATTCTCGCCTCTCCTCCCAATCATCCATTCTCTTTATTCTAAACCTTTTTCCTTTTGTAGTACTTCCTCTTTGCATAAATAAAAAAAGCTCACTAGTAAGAGGATTAAGATTAGCAATAGAATCAAATCCAGTACTAAACCCATCTGAAAATCCAGTTCCAAGTGCTTTAGAAACTGCACAATTTCTTGCTATAAATTCATGAGTTCCTTGATCAAGCCACTCAACTTGACTTTCTCGCACTATCATAACTTTTCTCTTAGATTTCATTCCCATCCAAATAGTATCTAAAGTAGTGTAAGTGCGATCATACCCACCATTATCATTTGGAGTATCCACTGGTTTTTGAATTTGAACTCTTTGTCTAAGTTTATGTACTAATCTGCTCATTGTTATATTCTATCAATATAATATGTATCCAATAATGTCTTTACATATTGTGGAGGATCATTAGGATTAATTACTCTATTTTCATAAAAATCTACAACCCATATCATAATTCCTTGTCTAATCACTTCAGGAACATCACTAGCATCATCTCCATATCCAGCAGTATAAACAATTTTAAATCCTCCAAAATCTCTATCAGTATTAGTAGGATTGGAGATCCCTTGTTTAATAATTAATCTTCCTGGTTCCATATTGCTATCAATATAATAATTATCAGAATCATACTCAGTATCAGCATCGTCTTCATCCACTGTGTAAATTCCTGTAATAGAGATGAGAGGAGGGCGAGGTAATTTTATAACATTAGAAGGCCAAAAATCCATTTTAAGTGTAATAGTTTGAGTGATAAGAGATCTTCCTAAGTATCCTTCAGTAGCTTCTCTCACTGCTTTAATCATTCCCTCAATCATAGTATCTTCATCATCCCCATCAATTCGTCCAAAAGTCTTTACTTCATCAGCAGTAACAGGTTCAGTAGTTGGAGCAGTAGTAACCTTCCAACTTCTATTTCCATATTTATCTAAACTCTTATCAATCAACATAACTTACTTCTTCCTAGAAAATCTAGATTTTCTACTTACAGTAGTAGAATAATCTTTATTTTCTGATACCTTTTCTTCCATCTTATTCTCAGGAGACTCTAACACCATCTTTTCTTCTACAATATTTTTCTCTGGTTCATAATCTATTGGGGCGTCTTCTTCATCTACATATTCCGCAACTTTCATTTGTGTGACAAAAACATCTGCTAAACTCTCATTAAGATTATATTCTTTTCCAACTTGGAATTTTTCAACATGAATTCCATCAATAGCTCCAATGGAATTTTGTAACATTTTGACTCTAATTATTCCCAAAACTAAAACACCTCCTCAATTATTATGATGGAGCATTTGCTGAAATATGTCCTTGAATATCCAAAATGGTCCAAACACTATCAGTAAAACATCCTAATTTAACTAATCCAGCAGCAGTGGAAGCAGCATTTAATGAGCTTATTACAGCACCAGATAAATCCACCACACTTGCTCCTCCAGCAGATTGTCCAAAAATAGATAATGCGGTGTTGCTAATACATCCACTTAAATGAATTTCTAAAAACATGCCGACAGAAGGAGTGGGTAATTTTAAAGATAAAGCACTTACTGAAGTTCCAGAAGTTTTAACAATAGCATAGCCATATGCGGGAGAAAAAATACTTACTGACATTACAGTAGAACCAGCACCTTGACTATTAATATACCTAGTCAAAGTATTCATACTTCTTACAGCATTATATAACTTATCCACACCAAATGAAGAAGAATCTCCATTTAAATAGAAAAGAAAGCCAGCTTGAAGATCCATATAACTGCCACTTTGGCCTTCAATCTCACCGCCACTTTCTAAAGTGGTTTTACCCCCAGACTCAATAGTTTGGGTTCCCCCATTAGCAATTACTTGTTCAGAAGCCCCTTGTTTGAGATAAATTTTAGCTTGAGCATCATAAGTTGAATCAGCCATAAATTAAATCCTCCATATTTCTCTATTCAAAAGAAGAGGAAAGAGAATAAAATCTCAATCCTCTCCTTTAATTATTTAATTAATCTAAAGGCTCATTAATAGGCCAATTTGCAGGAAATCCGCAAACTGCAATTGCAGCCACTTGAGAAATTACTGATGGTGCTCCAGTAGCCGAAAGTTTAATTCTAACATATCTATGTTCAGAATCTTTCTTATACCCTAAAATATATACTTGACTACCATCCGTGTAAGATGTAATAGATTGCCATACTCCAGAAGTAAGAGTATGTGATGTAGACACAATACTATGAAGTAATTGTGACCCATAAACAACATCAGACCACGCAGAAACTCCAGCAGCAGAAGCTAATCCATGTTGAATCATTATATTATGGTATGAAGCAGCAGGAATGCCTCCAGTAGCAATTGACCCCAATTTTATTACAAATGTACAAGCATTAAATTGTTGCAAATCAATTGTAGTTCCATTAATAGCAGCAGTCCCAGCAGTTTGCATATGGACTGCATCATAATATCCAAAATTGCTATATATATCTTTACCACCCATCATAATTTATTTACCTCCTAAATTGATGGTTT